CACCAGCTGCCCATTGGAGTTCACCAACGTGCACAGGTCGCGAGAGAAAAGCGGCAAGATCAGCGCCAGCAATGGACGGCAAAGTTCGACCAGGCCCCGACTTCACGCCAGCCGTCTCCGCATTGTCAGACACATTTTGGAACCCAACATTTTGAATCTGTTGCGGTTCCCCCTCAACAACTTGTCTCGAGTTGTCGCCCATCGATGGGCCGACAGCGTCTCCAGGACTGGAGACAGGTTTTTGGAGATTGTGAACCTCCATGTTTGTCATATTTTCAGTTTCAGAGATCAAAGATTTCACACGCGAAGGTATGATCATAAGTGTCGCGTGAGGTTCGCCAAGTTCGAAATCACGGGGCGCACAGTTGGCTAGACAATGTGCTTGCATAACCCAAAAGTGAATTCGAAAGAAAAAGAATGGACCAAAAGCCGTTACCAAGGGGAGTCCAATCCCATGGTGGCAAGCAGTTCAAACCGCGTACTCAGGCGGGGTTTGATCGAATAACCAGGAATGCTGTTCACGTGAGCAATCGCCTCCTTCAGCCGATCCATCCAAACGTCAAATTCTTCCTCAGAGCGCAAAGCAACAGAACGGTTGAAATTCTCGCACATCTCCTCTATTCGACTGTTGTCTGAAAACAGGGAGTGCTTTGGCCCGCGTGTCTCTTCGAGACCAACACAAACCATCTTCATGATCGATTCGTCCAACAGGGGAGCAAAGTAACGAGAAGTCGCATCATCAAACCGAAATGACCGTTTCAGGAATGTGACCTTGTCCAAACCACAATTCACTTGCCCATCCTTTGACGCACTCGTGAACTTGACGTTCCGCCGCTGCATCCCGCGCTGAAAGTGCTCGAAGGTAAACTTCGAAGAACTCCAAATTACATCATCGCCAAAGACACCTATCTCAACATTGTCGAAAAAGGTGGCAATGTTAGCTACATCTCCATAAGCCAACATAGCGTAAATGAGATTAACAAGGCAGTTCAACATAGTCGTCCAAGGCCAACCGGAGATGTTGAATCCCCAGATCTGAAAAACGTCCCGACCGAACATGATCCAAGGATAAACTACCAGTCGAAAGAGCGCCATTGTCAACTTGGTTTGCTTTGCAGTGTAAAGGAGAATCCTGCAGAGGTGAGGAATGATGATCTCAAGAATCGCCAAAATGATGTTCTTCGCCTGATTTTTGTCAAAACGGCTGTAGTCACCGTCACGAACATTTGTGAAACCATGTCTACACAGTCGTCGTGCGAAAGCATCCCACTCACGGGATTCAGGGTTCAATCCTATCATGATGCCAAGGCGGTCCTGGTTGGCAACCAGCAGAGCCGTAATTGGAGAGAAATACTGTCTCATAGCGACGACAACATGACTCGGGGCCGCCGAAAACAGGCGAGCGTATTTTCCAGGGAGACGTGGTTCGTCCTTGAAGCAAGCCTTGTAGTAAACAGTACAATTCCTGCCCGACGAAAGGCGTGCAATGAAATCGCGATAGAGACGCTCCACAGCTGGACCCCTCCTACGCCGCGGTTCATTCCCTTCCTCAAACGGAAAATGGTCGCTCTTGACCCCCTTCAACGGTGGACCGGCAGAAGTGGAAAAGTCCATGGATTTGAAATGCCTACTTCCATCTATCCCATTGATGGACTCGTAAGTATTCAGAGGGCGGCACAGAGGTGCAAGAGTGCCATCGACTCTACCCAGCAGCGTTTCACACGCGAGTATGACCTCATTCTCTTCTGCTACCGCAGTCGGATCAAGGAACGCCTCAAGGTTTCTAATGCTAGCATAGTAGAACCTTAAGTCAGGCCTCCCGAATGGCGTTTCGAAAGTGAAGCCGTCACTACATTCGAAGTCTTGAATCGGAGTGTACCTAACGTTCGAAGCATTGCCGAGCCGAGCAGGTGGACCTGCAGCGGCATAGCCAACGTAGGAAACACGCTCAGACTCTAAACATGCACCATAGTCAC